TGTTGAAATATCTGATGTTACTGTGGTGTACAAAGATGTATCTGCTGCTGTAGCAAAATCCTGTGCTGCAGTCTGTGCTGCTGCTGCAGCACCTGATTCATCAAATACGCCTGACTTAATATTTAGTTCGCCAGCGATAACTTCCATCTGTGTTGATTCAACAGATGTGACAAGTGTTTCTCCACCAATCAGATTAATGATGTATGCATCTGATGCTGTTTCTGTAAGTACTTGATTTCCTGCTACTGTAGCGGTTGATCCTTCAACTACAAGGCCATTTTTGACCTTAAAGTTTTTATTTACTGTTGCCATTTTTTATATCTCCTTAAGCCTTTAGTCCAATTCGTGCGAAACGAACTGTTATAGGTGTTAAACCGCCTACTGGAGTGACTGATAAAGCCACGGTATTTCCAGAGCGGGAGACATTAATGGTGCCAATATTCCCATCAGTGTCGACTGTTCCGTATTCGGTTACATTTATGTTTGTACCGTCAACAAGAACAGTTAATTCTGTTGCATAAAATTTATTATCGCCTTGCGATGTCTTTGATATTGAAACAATATACTTGACCATACGAAAAACCGTTGCATCGAAGTTGTCAACGACTGTAGTCATCTCAATTCCGTTTACTGTTGTTTCGTTATTACCTGCTGTACCCAAATCTGTTGCTTGGGATGACAGAGTGTCGATGAGATCTACGTAATCTTCTTGGGTAGGACGATCACCAGTTTGAAACTTTAACTTAACATTCGGAATTGTGAGTTTGGCCATGCTGTAATTATAACATGCTTTTTAATAGGATAATTAGAGAATATAGTTGCTGTAGCCAATAACCTGAAGTGGAATTGCGGGGGTATTTCCTAAACCAATAGCCTGAATCTGAATGGCTGTAAACTTAACCCTAAAAGGAAGTATTTCAGTTATTAAAGTATTTATTGCTATATCTTCTATCTTAACCAATGAGTATTCTATTGGAAAGATTCGCTCTGTTTTATTGTTTAGTTCATCAAGAATTAATGCTGTGGCCATTAATCTGTTACATCTTCAAGAATCTTCATGCTACCCTGGCAAACTGTCCATACTCTTGTTGGATCACTAACCTGGATATCAAAGATGTCTCCTGTCTGTAAAACATTAGATTCTTCTGCTGTAAGCCAAACCGTAAACTCTCCGACTAGGTCATCTTCATCTGCAACTGGATGCAGAGCCATAATTGTTGTAGCGTCATCTGTAATAACTCCAGGCTTTGATGTGGGTCTTTTAATTTTCATAGCAATGTCCCACTCAGATCCTTCGCCTTTTAGAACTAAAGGCTGCTTTGCATCATCTGTTACATAAACTTTAAATCCAGACGTGTCTCCACGAACAACAGTCCAAATAACTGTAGGAGGTTTATTTCCTATGTCGTATGATGTTTGAGATCCTCTTAAAGTTGCCATTGTTTTATTATATCACTATTAAGACAAACCGTCTTTAAGTGCTCCCCATGTTCCGTTTCCTTTTGCCTCTACAATAATTACTCCTGTGTTTGATGCATGTGCAACAACTCCAACTGCCCCTGAGCCACCTGTAGGTCTAACATTTGTTAACCCACCAGATGTTCCAACATACAGCACATCACCATTTTCAAATCCAGATGTATTTATATTTTCCATAACCCCTGCAACTACTGCAATCCCATCAGATCCATTTGCTACTGGAGTTTTTAATAATCCCAATATTGGAGATTCGGTCAAAGGCACTGCCTTTGCAATTGTAGTTTTTGTTGTATGACCAGTCGCATATACTGGTGTTCCTGCAGGTAAATTTTCTCCGCTATTATTCAAAATTCCAAGTTGAAATTGAGATAATCCAAGTGGTGGCAAGATAACCATTAATCTATCTACAAGTGATTCAATATCCTCGTGTACATTTACTGGGTCATTTGCAAGCGGGTATGGTAATTTAAATAACGCATCATTAGTATTTCCAGTAGCCATAGTATATTTATTATACCACCTTCTAAAGTTGACTTTTGGTAAAATTTTGTGTTATACTAGGTGTAGACACCTACCAAGGTGTTATTGTTTTCTAAGGAGGAAACTATGATTAAATTTATCGAAAGAAACAAAGAGATCATTAGCACACTCAGTATCGTAGCACTAGTAACGGTTTTGTCAAACTCTGCTAATGCTATTTCAGATCTTGATACAAAGAACAATCTTAGCCTGGAACAGGCTCAGACATCGGAAACCGCCTCGAAAGAGGTTTTTTTGGTTTCTAAGACAAAAAAACTAGAGAGTTTTGAGAATAAGGTTTCTCTAACTGATTTAGAACTAAAAGAACTGCTATCCCTAGTAGGCTTCAAGGGTAAAGACCTTGTAGTTGCTTGGGCAGTGGCTAAAAAAGAGTCTAATGGGCGACCACTGGCTTTTAACGGCAACCACAAGACTGGCGACTCGTCTTATGGTATGTTCCAAATTAATATGATTGATACACTTGGTCCTGATCGTAGAACTAAGTTTGATCTTGAGTCTAATGCTGAACTATTCAATCCCGTCAAGAATGCAGAGATTGCATACTACATGACAAATGGTGGAGAAGATTGGTCCTCATGGAAGGGCATCACTCCAAGAACCAAATTTTGGATGAGCAAATTTCCTAAGTAGTATATAAAGAATAGGGGGCCTTTATTGGCCCCTTATTTTTTTTACCATTTTTTAATTGGGCATTCTGCATACTTTAAGTGTGTCTTTAGTTTCATGAAGCACCCACACTGTTTACATGTTGCTGTTAATTTTATTAATTCTGGACAAGATTTGCAAATATCTAGTCTTTCAAAAGCAATGTCTTCAGGTACTCTGTTTCCAGGATTTATGAGGTCCCAAGGCTTAACCTCTCCCATATTTTTTCTAAATCTGTCCCATATTTTTTCATCTGAATTTTCTTCCATGTATATATTCTATCATGATTAGACCTTTGAGTTGTGGACTACCATATTTCCTGCAATGATTGTATCTACTGGGAAAGCATTAAACTTAAAGACATTTCTTGTTTCTTCAATATAATCAAGTGAAGATACTGGAGTTGCCACCATTCCGCTATCTGTTGCCTCAAAAATAAAGTCTAAGGATGTTACTGTTTTTGCCTCTACGAATATGTGTGAAGATCCACGCTTGATAAGAACTTTCTCTTCTGGAGTAAATCTCTTTGTTATATCACCATTAAAGTATATAGTTGTTCCCTTTGTAGATGGACTAATCTGTACAATTTCTGATTGTACTCTCTTAACATTTTCAAGATTTTCTGGGTAGACTGTTGATGCACCTGGATCTTGCAAATCGTCAAGGAGACCATCCCAAGTAATAGACCAAATTTTATCTCCAATAATAATATCTTTTGCTGCTTTGAACTCAACAGAGTTTTCATATCCAACTACCTGAACAAGTGTATCTTCGTCAATACATACTGTGAGTGGTACGAATGAGTACGTTGATGGTGTAAATGAGTATGGAGTAAATGAGTATGGAGTAAATGTATAAGCAGTTGGAGTAAATGTATAAGTAGGTGCTGTTGGTGTAAAGGTATAGGCAGTTGGAGTAAATGAATACGGAGTAAATGAATACGGAGTAAATGAATAAACTGGACTACAAGTTGCTGCAGCAATTGGGGATGGGCCTTCTTCTGGACCTGGTGCACAATTAAAGTTGTTTCCAGGACCAAGTTCTCCCATTTGTGTAAGCAATTGCTGAACTTGTGAACAAGTCTTGTTTGGCCAGAAGTAAGGACCAACCACTGATCCATCTGCACCAGATGCTGGGTTGGAACAGTGTGTGTACCATACACCAGTTGCGGCAACTGGAGTAAATGAGTATGGAGTAAATGAGTATGGAGTAAATGTATATGCGGTTGGAGTAAATGTATATGCGGTTGGAGTAAATGTGTATGCAGTTGGAGTAAAAGAATAAGGAGTAAAAGAATAAGGAGTAAAAGAATAAGGAGTAAAAGAAAAATTATAGTATGTATAAGAAACATTTGTTTCGTAGTCTACAAGAGAATCAAATGATGGATTTTGAGATGCAATTTTTTGATTTAAAGAATCATCTGCCGTATCTGTTGAACCAGTCTCCAGTGGAACAAGTCCATTACTAACAATTGATGATGAGGCAGTTGTTCTAGTCAAACCAGAAAGATTAGGTACTTTTACCATACCCTTTAAAGATGACCAAAAACCAAAATTTAGCATCTTTAACCTAAGCCGTCAGGTCACCAAGAAGTAGCCAGGTGTTAGTGTCAACTTTTGTAAGAACTGCACCAGAGTACCTAGAGGATATCTTTTTGTTTGAGTTTTTGCTGTTAATAATTACACCTGGTGTTGCACCTGCAAAAGAAACTGCCCCAGTTCCATACCGAATAAACTCAATTTTTTGCCCTATAGAAAAGGCTGCAACACTGTTTAATGGAATGGTTATAACAATATCTGAAGAAGACTCTACAGAAATAGTTTTTCCTGAATCAGATTTTGCAACGGTATAGTCAGAAGTCTTTGTAACAAATGTTGCAGAATCGTTTACATATCTCCAAGCAGATCCAGAATAATACTGGACTTGGTCTATTGGTGTTCCATCATCTTCTTGTCTAACAAAACAAACTAAGCCTGCTGTTGGAGATGTTAAAACAGCGTCTCTTGCTGTTGGGTTTTGAAAATTATTAATTCCGCCCTTGGCTTTAATAACATTATTAAATGTAGTTGCTGCGGAGAATGTTTGCTCGGCTGACCAAGTATATTCTTGATTTGTATTTACTGATCCACCAATAGCGTACCAAGTATCGTCAGATTCGTTGTATATATAAGCATTCTTTCCATCAGTATTAATTGTTGCCATCTGAAGTTATCCCCAATGCTCTTAGTTCTGCTTCTGTAAAACCTAGTGCAACAAATTTTGCAATAGCATTTTCCTTAAATTCTTGATCTATTGTCTTTTCTTTTTTAGCCATTATGCACCAATCTCTTTCCACTCAATTCCAGACCAAACATACATTGTTAATGGGGATGAATCTGAATCAACCCATAATGTACCAGTTGATGGAGATGCAGGAGATGTTGTAGAATATTGTGCTTGAGCATATTCAACTGATGCAGCGATGCCAGAATCTGAGTCTAGCCAAACATACCCATTTCCAATATTAGTTGGTTGGGTTGCTGAAACGGTGGATCCAAGTCCACGATTGTTAATAACAGTAATATCTGCTTCAATTCTTTTTAAGTTACCAGCCAAAGAAGTTGATAATATCTCTGACTGATTAGAAGGTGGTGTTGTGGTTCCATATAAAAATAATTTTAAAGCCTCTTGAATATCTGCAGACTCATTGTAAGATGGCACTTTAGTGTCATAAGGTCCGTTAAGATTGATATTATCTGCCATTATTCATCTCCCCCAAAATTATACCACAGAAATAAGTAGTTCTACTACTTTCTGTCCGACCACTTCTACCCAGTTGGAGTTGTTTAGTTCGATTGCATTGACAATAATCTTAAGCGCTCTGACCTGATTGTCTGTAATGATCTCTAAAGATTTCACGGTAGTTATGATTGGCAAATCATTGACAATAGACTTTTGAACATTGATCTTATCAATAGTGACGGTTGCAACAAGGTCTTCTGGGACAATGCTAATAAGTGGAATAATAATCTGAGCATTACCGCCTATAAAGTCAGAAACAACGCTCTTGCTAGTAAAGTTTGGGATAATCTTTAAGATCTGTCTCCAACTGTTTACTCCATCAGCATTCTGATACTGGTACAAAAATAGGTAAGACTCATCTTGTGGATCTATGTTTATATACATGTCTAAAAGGTTTGGACTTAGTTCTGCTGTATTTGGAAAACCATTTCCAACAAACCAATAACTTCCTCTTTTTCCTGTTGGACCAATATCAAGATCTACTGAAATTTTAGAAGGACCACCTAAAACAGTTATATCGTCTGTAGAATAAATATCAGGCATATTTAGACTCCTTGAGTTACGTCTGCTGTAACAGTAACTGTTCCAGTTAGGATTGTATATACAAGTGGGTATGGCGTTGCGCTTTTGCTAATCTGAATATCATAAACATACTGTGTACCAGCAGTTAATTGTGCTCCATCTGCTGGTCTAATCGCACAGATTGCTTTTGTAGGGTCATCTGCACTGACTACAGCGTAGCACTCTACTGGAGTTGTTCCAGATCCTCTTTGTGTAGATATCGAAAACTTGATTGTGTAGCCAGACATGATAAAAGCGGATCCATCGCTTTG